TCCCCACCCGGGTTATCGCCTTCATAATTCCAGCCGGTCATCACACAACCACCGGGAACACGCTGCTGGCCATTTTTAACAATGAGGAATGCGCCTTCACCACCCAGGGCAACATCTGCAACCCTATTAACCTGCGCATCATTCGCTTTATTCCAGGCATCGTTTGCTGTGCCTCTTACACCGTTGAGAGCGTTATTTACCTCGCCGATTTTGCCAACAATCCAGTTGTTCAGATATCCGCCCCATACACCGCCGTAGAGGTTGCCATCGGTTGCAATAAATGCGCCTCCTGCGTGAAGCTGACCGGGCGCTCTTAAACTACCGTCATTGCGAAATTCAAACGACTTTACCGAGCCATAACCATCTACCAGAATCTCTGCAAACGCGTAATTGCTAATAACCTCAACCATGCGGAAACATGCCGACGCGCCATCCTTGAAATCCATGTCACCGCCACGGTCTTTAAGACAGGCACGAAACATAGGCGAATAGAGACCCTGCCCCGCGTTACCATTTTTAGTTTTTGAAATTACGGTAACGCTGGATTCCTCACTCAGATTGCCGCCATATTTAGAATATGCGCCAGTCTGTTCAGCGTTCGGTGGATTTTGTGTGGTAAATAATTCGCCGGCATCTGACGAATCAACAGTAATATGTAATTTACCGTCCGTTCCCCAATCCATGTAGTAATGATGATTACCGGATGAATGCAGGCCACCGTTGGCCTGAACAGCAGGCCAGTTACCCGCATTTCCCAGGCCCACATCTGCTTTATCAAGGGTTAACGCCCCGGTTTTAGTGTTTACACTAGTGACGGGATAAGGTGGTGGATTATTGCCGTAATACAGATCTCCCATACGAGTAGCGTCGACCTGGGCAATCATTTTTGTGCCGTTCCAGCCCACATAAACTTTATTTGTGAGCATTCCATCGCCGCCACCCTGCTGCACCGACGCAAAGTTCCCAACTTTCTCCAGTTCGAGATTCTGACGAGCAGAGAGTTTATTTGGCAGATCGGCGAGATTTTTGGTTTTCTGAAGGTAAACATCATCAAGCTGACTGCGAGAATTGGCAAGTAATGCCTTTACAAGTGTTGCTTTCAGAGCTGAGATATCCCCCTCATCCAGAACATCATCGCCGCTTTTATCAGCCATGAATGACGACACTACCGCAGCAATCGTCGATGCCTGCCTCCAGACTTTGTTCAGTTGTTCACTTCTGGCAATCCCTGAGCTGAATCCCCCGGACAATGCAGCCAGTTCTTCATATTCCGCCTGAGTCAGAACGTTAGCATTTTCACCCGTTGCAAATGCCTTGAAATCATTTTTCGCCATCTTATTCACCGTTTATTACGTATGTAACCGAAACGCCAGCGGGTTTGATGGAAAGAAACCCCTGCCTGATTATTTCTTTTGTGATACCGGAAATAACGCTGCCGTTTACATAGATATTCATGGTCATATTTTGATTATCTGTAAACGATAGCTTGATGTTACCGTCCGGATAAATGCCGTCTAAAACAGGAGTTAGATTTTCGACTGTACCATCCCAGTTGTTTGCACCTATTTTAGCGCGGAGCATTGCCCGGAACTCGTTATCACCAACGTCAATAACTCCATTATCCGGAGTGTATCGCCCCTTCCATGTCCCGAAATCGAATCCAAGCGTTTCGTTATCCAGCGTGAAAAAGTAGTCGTCTATCGGTGCTGTTATTCGCCGGTTTCGCCCTACCCATTCTCCTATAACGTCAAGCTGAGCACCTGTCGCAGTATCGAGGTCGAAGGCAGCATCAAGCCCACTTATCGCAGCAGAAGTGTCACTAAGCGGTCGCGTAGTGAGGTCAACGTGATAGACAAAACGAGGTTTACCTCTGTGATAGTTGGTTAACAGGTCCGTATATTTGCTCATGAAACCACCGTAAGCGAAATACTGGCCGCTGTGCATGTCGCCAGACTGTCATAGGCGATTGCAATATTAGATGTCGTAACAGATGTTTTACTGATACCGATAGCAATACTGTCAATATCGTAAAACTGGCTATCATTATTATCTGTGCCCGTTGTCAGGTTTGCAGGCGAAAATAATCGTCCGAGGTAAACGTTATTACCAATTCCCAGACTGTTAATATAGTTAACCACCGCACTGATAATTTTGTCACCGACTGAGCTGGTGTAACCGGTAAACGCCTTTATTTCTATGGTGACAAAAATGGGGACACTGATCGGGCGTGAAAAGAAAATTTCAACAGGATTGCCATAGGCATCTGTAAGGTTAATCGACGTCGTTCCAAAAGTTGGAGCGCCCAGTGTTTTCTTTTTACGAAGAGTCTGTGCAATCTCTGTTGCATCCCCGCCATCGACAATCGCCGCAATGGAATGAGCAGGAACCCCATTGTCGTCAACGACACCAGTGTCATTTTCATAGAGTTTGTGACGCGTAACGCCGGGCACATTGGCAATGGCACCGTCCAGAGCGTCAAAGGGGGTTAACGCTGGCAATGCCACGCTTTGCCCCTGTCGGAGACGCAATTCAGCATCGGTCTCTGCCGCACTGCCGATTGCCGCCGTTGTTGCGTTAATCACTGACACCCAGCCGCGTGTGGGCGTGTTAATCTGGTTAACTGTCCCTTTTACTGCCGCTACGGGGCCGGATGTAGCACAGGTTGCTGTCGCTAACACCGTGCCATTGATGCCGATCGTCACGCTGGCGGGCAGGTCCCATAAAATATTATTAGCGTCACGAACGGATCCATTTACGATGGTCGTTCCTGCGGTGCCGGTCAGCTTTACGTCAACCGTCGAGTTGGTCGCCCTGTGCCGCGTTATCCCATTAATTTTAACATTACGGGATAGGGCAGCCCCCATGCCTGTGGAAGGTGAGAAAGAGTTATAGACCCGTATAGCGGTATTGTTCGCATCCTTTATAGCCAGCGCAACCAGAGCAACCATTTGTCCGTCTTTGCTATCGGGTTCCAGGTATGCATCACTGCCATAAATTTGCTGGAAAAAACCGGTAAGTGTGTTGAGGATCGTCTGATATCCGGGCGCACTGATGCCTTGGGCCGTTATCGTTGCCGATAACCCCAGCGTGTCTATGTTGAGAGCCATTACGCCTCGCTTATGACTGTTGTCGTTCCGTAAAGAGTATTAATCGTCGCAGTAAAGATCACGCGCCGGGATGAGGTGTTAAGGGTAGTTTCAAATGCGATGATGGAATTAACGCCGCGGGTTTCCAGAATTCGTCTGCGGATCGCCAGATTATAGGTTTCGGGATTCTGCTTACCCAGTACTGACTGTAACCAGGGCGTGCCCTCTGTCGTATTGAGGAACCACTGACCGTACCAAAGCAGAAATCGGGTTTTTACGGCCTGCGCCACCGCCTCAGGTGAGTTAATCAGCCAGGTATTATCACCCTGACCAAAGGTGTAATCGCCATTCTCGTCCTCGCGTCGGTATTTCACTGCGGACCTCCCGTCGTACTCTCCCCTTTTTGGACACCACTGTGTGTGTGTCCTGTCAGGCTGATGCCTACAGCAGTCTGATCGCCAGTCGATGTGACTGAGCCGTTGACTTTTACATCACCATTTACTGTAAGCAATGAGGTTGTAATATTGACCTGTCCGTCCTGCTTCAGCTCAATAAAACTGGCACCATCATCCGTACGAACCTGAATTGAGGTTGTAGACACGCCACTGATTTTTTTCGCCTGTGACTGCGGTCCAACTATAGCGAAAGCATCAGACAGATCATGCATACGAGGATCGACCGTTTCCTGTACCCCGCCATTCTGCCACCAGAAATCAATACAGCGGTCGGAAAATATCACCAGACATTCGTCATCCGCTGCAATCGGAAATGTGATGGTACAGCCTCCGCCGCGCGGGAAAATTACAGGTACATCCACCAATAGGGGTAACGCTGACGAGCTGTAATTCCCACTAGCGTCAACCAGTTGCCCTCTGAGCGCGGGCTGGACGGTGCAGGTACAGGATTCCGGATCAAACGATTCAATAATGCCAGGCAGGGAAACACGCAGCGAGGAGAAAATGCTGTCGGCGAGCATCTTCATAGATTGCTGTTCACCACCTGCCAGCGACTGGAAAGAGACTGTCATGAAATACTCCGGATAATAAAAAACCCGCTCGCAGGCAGGTCCTAGATGGGGATGTTAATTACGGCGTGAGGGGAGTCGCATGGATATGGATATTGTTTTTCCACTCCAGCACTCTGATCTTTGTTGTACGTTGTCCGGGTTACGACAGTGAATGACTCACTGCCTGCCAGCTGGCCGGCACCGTCATGACTGAAGAGTTAATTGTCATCATGACCGTAGCCGGGCATGTTACTGCACAGCCTGTATCTGTAGAGTCGCATTGTTTCTGGCGCGGCACATGATATCCATGTACCAATCCTGCCCACGCGTGTCGCCACTGTAGTCTATAGAATAGACAATATAGATCCCATCAGCGGCAACGCCTGCCGGCTGATACGTTTTAACATCATCCGGTGCTTCTCCGTCTGCAAGGGTTTCACTAACCCTGTACGGTAGTGACGCAATCTTATCCGCTGACAGACTGGCCCGGTAAACTGAGTTCTGGTCTATCTGAATCAGACCATTGATGCGGATGTTAGGATTAATCAGGCAGCGAACATTGATGCCCGCTTCCATTGTCTGCTGCGGCATACCGATCATACCGGTGTCACTGTTCAGCACGATGGGATCCCGAACATATTTATCAACAGGCACCATCTGTAACTGACCGCCTGCTAACTGCCACGTCGCGCTGCATTGTCCGGCCACATTATCCATCACATCCCGTGCAGGATGATAAAGTACACGCCCACGAGGAAAAACGGTCTCAGGGAAATCACCGGTAGTGCCCTGAGTGACGCCAAACGGATTGAAGGTGTGCATCAGGGCTGCCTGAATATCTGCAACTTTGTAACCGGCTGACAGCGTTTTAATAACGCAGGCATTTGTAAATGCCTCATGTCCGTCCACAGCCTGAATCAGTACCCAGGTATCCGTCGGGCCGTCGCGGCCTGTCAGCGTATAACGAATATCCCCGCTAAAAATTTCCCCAAAATTAGTGCCATTAACCTGCCCTACCTGATCGACTTCAAGGTTAGTGACGACACCGACCTGACTGGCATCAGCGTCCTGTGCTAACCCGTCGTAACCGGCAATGATTTTTATCTTCGCAAACTCTTTACCCAGTATCCGCGACGCGGTATCTCCAGAAAGGTTGTAAATTTTAATGGTTCCAACTGCGGGCCAGCGGGTTACTGTCCAGTTGATATTAAACACCACTTTAAAATCGCTCAGGCTGATGCCATTACCGCTTTCACTGACAATCTGCAGCTCAAAGTGGCGCATCCAGTTCTGTGACATGCTGATTACTCCGTTACGGCCAACAGATGGCTTCTTAAACCCAGGTCGTCCCGTGTCGGATAACCCTGCGCCGGATCATCACAGACCACTACCAGCCCGAATCCCAGACGAAGAAAGCCGAACTGCTCCAGCAAGTTTGCTCCTGTCACGAGAGGAATACCCGTCACAATCGCGATACTACTGCTGTTCAGCAGGTCAATTACCCAGCCTGCCTCATCGCGCCACAGCGTCAGTATCGAGTAATTGATTCCGTTGATCGTGGTTGTGAATTGCTGATTATCTGGCGACAGAGGAATTTCACTGGTCTGCATATAATCCTCCTAAAAAATTAGCCACTCAGGACAGCCTCCGCTCGTTTACCGGCTTCGTCGATTTAACACCGGCATTCTGAACAGCGGAGGTGCTGACCCCCTGACTCATGTTAGTTTTATCTGCGATAGCGTTGCTCTGTGTAGAGGTTATTAACACCTCCCTCAGCGTCAGCGAGGCAGACAATACATTCTCTGTCGCTTTGTCGGTAGTCACATCCAGCACGCGCATTAACATGTTGCGGTAAAGCCGTTTGCCGGTGATCACATCAAATGGTACCCGAGTTCGCTGGAGCTCCAGCAGCTGCATATAAACCTCTTTCGGGCTCAGCTCAAAACTCAGCCCGAAAGATGAGGTATCCATAAGGTCAAGCAGCGAGCCGCCACCAGCAAAACCCACCTCCATCATAACTTCAGAGGGTAGCCGGAATGCGTGGTCAGCTATCGGCGCGTTGTCCTCGACCGGATGTTCTGTGATTTCCAGTGTGTCAACATGCTTTTCTGAGACGACAACATTGGGAACGTACAGTCCGATTTTACGTTTCTGCTGGTGGAACAGCGTTGAGAGAATATCCATTAGCGTGGCCCTGTTCCGATGGTCTGCATAAAGCGGGAGTGAACAGCCAACTGTTTATTTGCAACCTCATTGGCCGCCCTGTGCGGATCATTGACACCATGAATATGAATGTTCGTTTCCTGACTGATCGGGCTGTATGTTGAGGGCGGCATGTTGCTGATCACCCTAGGCACATAGTTTCTGGTCTCCACAGGCATAAGTGTCATTCCATGCTTCTGCACATTTCCCAGGCCCCAGTTATACGAGGCCAGCGCTTTAGCCAGATCGCCCTCATTAGCCTTAAGCAGCTGATTAAGATATCTCGCCGTCGCGCCGGCTGCTTTTATCGGGTCAAATGCATCATTGCCGAGCAGCCCTAAATCGCGACCGGTGCGAGGCATGATCTGAAACAGCCCCTGTGCGCCTGCGCCCGAAACTGCATTGGGATTTCCCGCCGACTCTGTTATTGCCACACTGCGCAAAAGCCCCTCGGGTAGCCGGTAAAGCTGCTCCAGCATTTTAAAGGTAGGCTGCAGCCAGCCCAGCATCGCCCGACCCTCTTTGTTAGGGTGAGGCTGACGGAAGGAATTGCTATATTGCACAGGCCTGTCATCAAGACCCGGCGCGTCTGCGGTGTTTCCCGTCTTGCCCTGTCCGGCTGGTGATTCTGAAGAGCCCCCCGACCATGAAGGAAGCATACGGTTAAGTTTATCGTGAATGCTCTGGTACCAGCTGATAACATCCTTGCGTATCGACTGTGCCTTCTGTGTAACGCCGGGTAACGCATCAGGCCTGTCACTACCCTGTTTAAGCAGTTGTTTGCCGATGCTGGCTGCGTCTGACCAACGCTGTTCGTTTATGGCGTTTAGCAGATCTCCGAGGAGAGTTAACATTTTCCTCAGTTCACCCAGGTTGTGCATCACGTCTGAAAATTCCCACTTCAGACTCCACGCTTTCGGATCGATACCAAACAACTCTGCGGCTTCTCTCGCCAGCTCTTTAATATTGCTGGCCATGCCCTCAATGTTTTCTACGGCCAGCCTGATATCTGGCTCCCACTCTCCCCAGTTGATGAGTGATTTCCCGCCTTCTTTCCACGCCCGGTAATCATCATAAAGGCCAATGATTGCCATCCCCAGAGAAGCAATAATACCAATCGGCGATTCCATGAATGCACTGTTCAGAACCCGCCAGATAACCACAAGCCCACCCAGTATCGCTGTCAGCTGCTGAGTACTGCTATCGAGAGCATTCCACCAGTTCTGAACATCAACAGCCGCCTGAATCAGCCTGTAAACTACCCTCCCAATCACCTCCCCCAGCCATAGAATGCCCTTTATGCCAAGGGTAATCGTCTGCTCAATCTGCGGAAAATTATCGACAATCTGCTTTCTCAGTGTATCGATTGAACCCGACAGACCTTCAGCCAGACTGGAGCCAATTTTATCGCGCGCCATGTCTGCCATCTGCTCAAATGACCGCAGGGAGGTCATAAACCGGTTAGCGCTGACAGCAGCCACATCAGGGTTGTAGCCGATGGCTTTCGTCATCTGCGCGTACTCTGTACTGAACTGGCCCACATCACGGCGCATTGCCATCAGGGTCTTTTCATCGATGCCCAGCATCTGCGCATAGTGATTTGCGCGATTAAAAGGCATTTTATTCAGCTTCTGAACGACACCGGAAAAAACAGACGCCATGTCCCGCATATTGCCGCTGGCATCACGCGTCTGTACACCCAGGCGATTCAGAAATGCTTCAGCTCCAGGACTGTTACGGACAAACTGTGCCAGTCCCTCCAGTGATGAACGTGCACCATCCGCGGTCCCACCCAGTTGAGAGACGGCATAGCCTATCTGCTGGATGCCCTGTACGGTGGCGCCAGTTCGCTGTGACATTCCGTAGAGATTATCGAGTCCGCTGGCGATCTTTGCTGTGAACGCGACCACCGACAGTGCGGTATCTTTTACAACAGCGCCCAGCTTAAGCGCCTGTTGCGTAGTTGCGGCGATAGTGGCATCAAATTTTTTTGCCCCCGCGTCATCAACTTTAAAGCCAAGGCTAATCAGAAAATCTTTGATCGTTTCAGCGCTCATTCGCTTCTCTCCAGCGTCTTATCCGCTCCTCGTTGTCAGCTTTCAAATCCAGCCAGTCATTCATGCGGGCAATGTCAGCCAGATCGACAGTCCCATCCAGCAGCTTGTTATAACTGATGTACCCGGCATCCACCGGGCGCATCAGAAAGTCTTCATCGTCCGGCAGACTGTCCAGTATCAGTCCGGTAGCGACTGGCCCGCAGTCTCGCTGACGGGGGCTGCGGGCAAAATATTTCCCAGGCTGTCACCCACGACCCGACCCACCATCTGCAACATACTCATGAGGTCGATGTCATCGAACATCAGTTCACCCTGTCTTGCGACCGGCACCCAGGACGATTTATCCTGATGGCGGGACACGACAGCAAGACATGGAAAAATGATCGCGTTGGTATCATCTTCACTTAGCCCGGCCAGCTGATCCGCGACGTGTGGCAGCAGCTTTTCAAAAACGGGCGCATAGCTGTTAAGCGTGTCAGCCGTTTTTTCATTACCCGGTTTCGGCAACATATGTCGAATAGTGCCGAACTCAGCAAGCAGACCCGCCAGCACCGGCAACAGTTTTCGGGTAACTTTAAGCTGGTCAAAAACGCTAAGTTTTGCGCTGCGGTATCGCACGCCTTTGATCTCAAACTCCATAATCAATATTCCCCGAGCAGTTCATCGATTTTGATGCAATCAAAAACCCACTCTACCGTTCCTGCAACCTTCGGGTTGCTGAAGTCCGGTACCTTCTGGAAGGCGCAACCGCGTGCGGTAACCAAATCGCCGGATGCGGTGTTACGCACAACAATCACGTTATTACCCCACAGAGTTGAAGAAAGAGTCTGCGCGTTGTACATGAGTGAGAGTTTCTTATTCACTGGGGACGTTTTCAGCAGGTTGATCGTAACTGTACCGCTTTTGCCCGCATGCAGGCTGTGCATGCCTTCACCATCCGCACCGGTTGTCATGGTGTTTTTGGCCTCGGTCATGGAAACCACAATCCCCTCATCAGAGTTCGCAGCTCCGTAACCCAAGTCCACGGCACCGGAAGGGCCGGTCAGCGAGGCCGTAACGTCAATAAAACTATAAGTACTCATAAGATTCCCCTTAACGGACTACGTTGATTTGAACATCGCCATAATGCACAGCACCCGCCAGCTTACAGGCCACCTGCATTAGTGGTGCTTTGCGCTTTTCGCGATCAGCCTGTGCCTGATCAGCCATTGGTGTGATATAGCAGTAATACCCTTTCGTCAGCGTATCGCCGGATGACAGTTCTCCAATAGGGCCGCCATTCCAGATGCCCGGTGCAATAAGACCGTTCTTCTCTGCCTGCTCCATTGACTGCTCCACATTCGCCAGCAGACGGGTGCCGCCGGCGTCAGTCTGCGGAATTTTGGTTGATGAGGTGTAAAGCAGGTTGAAATAGTTGGTCTGCACGTAGTTCTGCAGCCAATCCAGCCCGTGCCGCTCATCGAAGAAATCACCGTTAGCCATAACGCCCTGCTGGAGGATTGCCGTGTCATTCGCGTAATAGACATAGACGTTGGCATTTTTCGCATCTACTGCTGCTGCCTCCGCACTGCTCAGGGTTTCATAAGCCACGCCTGGTTCACGTTTAAATTTCAGCGTGATGGTGGTATTACTGCCGGTGAAGTTGACTGTGAATGCCCGAGCAAACGCTGAAAGCGCAGCATATTTGCTGGTCGTTGAGTACTGAATGAAGGTCCGGCTGCAACCCGCTTTTTTCAGCGTTGACGCAATATCCGTCGATGAAGCTGAATCGATGATGCCCGTATCTGCAGATGTCACGGCGAAAATTCGGCTCACGCCTGACGCCTGAATAGCAGCAGCGGTGTCAGTGATGTTCTCTGCGGTCAGATCGTCTTTATCAGCAATAGTCAGACCGTACCAGTTAGTGAACTGGAGAACGGCGGTAACAGCCTGCGCCAGCGTTTCAGTGCTACCCGCCTCGCCGACTTCCAGCGTTTTTGCCCAGCGCCCGATATAAACTTGCGTCGGCTGCGGCGACTGAGAAAAATAAACCTGTGCGGCCGCATATTCGGAGCTGTCTGTTCCGAAATCTGCGCCAATGTCTTCTCCATTGGTATAGAGACGGATGCGCTCCGTCACCGGAATGAAGGTCGAAGTGCCCAGAATGAGCAGTGAACCAAAATTACGACCTGCCGCCGCAGCGGGCGACAGAATTACGTCAACATTTACAATGCTGGATACAGGTAAGCCCTGTGCCATAAGTTATTCTCCGGAGATTGATATAGAACCGTCCACCAGCGATTTTACGCCATAGGTACGGATGTTTTTGCGGGAAAGCGTCGTGGTAATGTCATAACGGCGCACCCACTCGTCATTGATGAGCTCAGGCAGGCTATAGATTTGCCCGGTTTCGATAAGTGAAAGCCCTGCCGCACTCCTTAGCGTTGTAGCATTCTGTTCCACCGCTACTCCCTCCCTGAAACGTGAGGCAATGCCAGCACCGGACGGACCGTAAAAACTACTCAGCACCGTCACCTGCTCCCATGTCCACTGCTCGCTGCTTTCACCTCCCTGAATACTTGCCGGCGTGCCATCACGCGGCGTAACTGATAAACCAAATCCACACCAGGTCAGTCCATTCTGAGGTTGCGGCTCTGTCCAGCGTGGCATTACCATATCGGTTGGCAGTCCGGTTACACCGCATATCCATCGGCTGATCTGACGCTCAAGAGCCTCATCGTATTCCGGGCCTGTATCTGTGGAGGTGAGATAGCCCGGTTGAGTACTGTCGTTAGTCAAAGGATGACCCTCCCTCAAGTCTCATCAGCCCAAAGTGGGCATGTACAAAGTCGGTATAGTAGCGGGTGTATGGTTCGGGAATTGTCACGCCGCAGAGGCGTGCGTTGCGCGTTACTACGTCAGCGTCCAGTCGCGGAAACATGCCTGTGAATGGCATCCTCCTCGGGGTGTTAGTGGGGAGATGCCCCTCATCCGGCGTTTGAACCTGTCGATGACAGACCAGTGGGTAATCGACAACATCTGGATCGAGCCGCACGTTTGTCCTTTCCAGCATCGGCATTATTTTTTTCTCACGACATAAGAGATTGAATTCAAAATGAGGGCATTCGCATTTAACGGTTTACTGTCAGTAGATCGCGGGTCCCTGCGGCGCTGCTGGGTTTTCTCTGACAGCGTATGAAGGCTGTCATCAGAGCTGATGACAGCCTTTGCTCTATCCCTTACGATCTGACCAGCCGTCTCCAGTTGCAGCAGTACGCCTGATGTATTCCCATCCAGGGCAGCACGGGCTGCTGACCTCAGGGAGTCGGTTGTGATCGCACGGGTATCTTCAATACCCATCTCCAGAAATGGCAGGGGTGGCAGCGTGGCTTTCTGCCCATCAATTTCCACTGTGGCCCCTGTCGATTGCAGATATCCCAGCTCAGCATTGTTCATTGGGGAACCGTCCCGCGCCCCGTGCTCTGCCGGAATGCCCACCAGCACATCCATCCTCGTCAGCTGCCGCAGAGACTCCAGCACAGCGGCAGCATTATCGCCCCTTACAGTCAGTCCATTTTTCATAGCAACTGGCGACCACCAGTACCGGGCATTGCCCACCGATAAAACTCGCGCCCTTGTGCGGAGTTGTTCCAGCATCCGGTCCTGGCACAGACAATTTCTGACCCGTCATCTCTGGCGCTGACCTTATCCACCCATTCCGATCTCAGAATGCCGCCACCGGCAGAATTCACGTTATTACTCACCAGTGAATACCTGCATAACCCGGCATAGTGCGCGGTAAATAATTCAGCAAGACTGGGGGCCTGCTCATCAGAAATGCTCTCATCCACTAACGAATCAGCCATGTCGGGATCGAAATTTTCTGGCGTATCAGGAAAACGATGTGTGCTGGAACACTTAGAGAAATCTGCGCGAAATGTTTTTTTTCCTGTAAGCCTGCTTTTTTTTGGCATTTTGCTGTCACTCTGTGCACTTTTGCTGTCCCGCTCATGAGCAGGAACGGTTGTAACGACCAGTTGCGCCGTCAGGTCGTATGCTGGCAGTTGCCCGGTCTTGCTGAAAATTCGCAACTATAAGGAGGTGCTTTCATGCTCGATGTCTTTTGACTACGGGTTGATGTCTGCCCTACGAGGCGCATAAAAAAGCCCCACGTTATGCGGGGCCTGATCAACGGGCTTTGTAATTTACTGGGTACAACAAAAATAAAAATTTGTTCTATCTAAGGCACTGTTCTCTTATGTATTGCTGCAAGCCCGCTATCTGTTTTCCGGCAACGTTGATTCGCTCTCTGAGGATGAAATAATTCCGTTGAGCGGCGTCAGTAAGTCCGGGGCTGGCTGCAACATCCAGGCCGGCGGTGCCGGTGGCGTCACCTCTGGGGCAGATTGCGTTGAAGTGCAGCCCGCACTTACCAGAGTTAACGCACTGCTGAAGAGAATCAAGCCCGGCTTTAGCCTCTGCCAGTTCCTTCGTATATTTCTCATCAAGCGCGGCCACATCGCGTTGGCGCATTTGCAAATAGGTAATGTTGCCATAAGCCAGCCTCAGTTCTTCTTTAGCCTTGTCGCGCTGAAATTTAAATATGACAGCCTGATCGTGATAATGGCTGGTGAGCAATCCTGCACATGTCAGCAGCATCATTATCGCAATGCTAACCAAAAGTAATCGCGTCATTTATCCAGCCCCCAGCATGTTAATTCTGATTCCTGATCGCGACGCTCAACCTGTCCAAAGCAGTCGTTAGAATGGATGCGACAGTCTTTACCACCGTCAAATATCCAGCGCTTTATCTCAGCGCATGCGCCCTTGCGATCCCCTGCATTAAGTTTGCGGTAGAATGCTGACGGCAGACATTTACCGGGGCCAATGTTCCAGGGACAAAATGAAGCAATTCCTACCTTCTGCGGATCAGTCAGCGGAACAATTACATTACTGTTTACCCATGCCAGTGCCTTAGCCTGCTCCGCTCTGTCGATGGTCCGGCACTGCTCTGCTGTCAGCGTCATACCCTTTACTACTGGCTTATCATTTATTCGCGTAACACCGCCGCAGATCGTCCATACACCGCCTGCGTCAGGATAAGCTGTCAGGCTGCTTCCCTCTTTCTCCTTCTGGAATTGTTCCATCAGGGTGGGCGCTGACGCACCAGCAGCGATAAGTGCCAACATTGCCGCGCTTAGCCTTGTTTTCAACTGTCGGGATAGCATCATGTTTAATCCTTAACGGAGTCGAGCACCCTATTAATACCCTGGATGACTTGCGGTGATTTCTGTACAGCAGGTGAGTCTTTCGACCCGTTGAGGTAATCGAGCACCGCTTGTGCACGAACGCGGTCCAATTCAAGACGCTCCTGCTCGCTAAGCATGTTTTGTTCAATTTCTTTGCGCTTTAATTTCTCTGTACGGCGTTTGTCCAGATACCCCAAGATGGCTATCACCAAACCTGCCAGGGCGGTGACCATGTACACCCTGTCGAGTGTCACAACACCGGCAAGGCTCGAAAGAGTTGCCATCCAAGTGCCCCCACTGATTGCACTGTCTGCGTGTTGATTCATACGAAACATATCCGCCCAGGTTCGGGGATTTGACCAATTAGAAATTGTCTACTTTCTGAACCAGATAAGTCCGTTTAGCTTTCAGGTTATCGAGATACAAAAGCCTGGTCCCCGTTGGGTAGCCAATGAGAAATAAAACGCCGCGGTGCGGTTTTTTTTTGCCTAAAATTTGCAGACTGCCACCCTGAAAATTACGGGATTCTGGTGCCAGACAGAGCGAAATAAAAAGGCCCACTAAGTGAGCCATTGAATCAGAATATCTAAAGCATCAGGCAGTAACTCATACATGCCGTTTTCCCAGCGCACCTAGCGCCATTTCTGACGCCTGTTCACGCATATCGTACTGAATGAGCGCCTCCGGTAGACCCGGAGAAAACCTATATGCGATTTCTGGCCGCTCAGAGTTTGCTGGAGGGGATTAACAATACTTACTTTCCAGGGTAGTAGCGCTGGCGCTACAGCGTTAACTGCTTTACCCTGGCACCAGCGGGCAACACCTTATCCCCGCAAAGGGATAGGCAATGATTTATCCCTTTCAGGGGATATATAAAAAGCGCCTCCGGACTGGTGAGGCCCGAGGCGCTTTGACATCCACATAAGGAACTGACTTTTGCCGATAGTCTGCATTAGCTGGTAATCGACTTTATCAGACTACTAAGGAAATTGCGGACCGCGTTAGCAGTTTTTTAATATTTTTTTCGACGTCAATTCATCGTCCGTAGCATGCCGTACATCCAGCATTGCCAGGCACTCCGCAATAAAGCTCTTGGACATATTAATTTTGATTTTCTCAATCTTCTTATTGTTTTGAGCCTGCTTCACAAGAGTCGACCTTATCAGAATACTAAGGAAGTTGCGGACCGCGTGAGAAGTTTTTAAAACTTTTTTTCGAAGTCAATCCTTCGTCCCTTTCAAGCCGCGCATCCAGCCCCCTCAATAAAGCTTACAGCCATCTGAATTTCAATTCTTATTGTTTTTTTCTCGCATTAATCCTGCTTCGCAACAATCAATCTTATCAGACTAC